CACGACCAAGGATAGCGGCTGATGATGGTGTCGCGCAGATCAGGATAAAGCCGCGAACAGGCTGTCGCGGCTGGCGTTCCTTCATTGAAAGACGAAATTGTTGAAGCGCCAAGAAGTGTTAAAGCATCCGAGCAGATTGAAACATCAGTGTCAAAAGTTGCCATTAAAACCTCCCAAGCGTCGAGGGGGAAGGGGCGACCGAAGCCGCCCCAACCTTATTAGTCACCGTCAGTTGCGGCCAGAGTGGTGCCATCCGCAACGTCCACAACACCGGAAGCGTTCGAAAGAACTTGAGTCAGTGTGCAAACGGCAGTGCCGCCAGTCGAGGTTACGCAATAGATCAGATCGCCAACTTCGAGAGCGTCCGAAAGGCTGTTGAAATACCCAGCGGTATTTACATCAGCGATCGCGTCAGCCGTCTTGTAGGCGTAGATGCTCGGAGCAGTGCCGCGCTTGGAAGCAGCAACAGTGGTCCAGCCAGCGTTATCAAAAGCCATCGGTTAAACTCCTTATGCTTCAGTGCAAGAAATGGCGACGATGCCCTCGTCGTCAATCGCGACAGCGCCAGCCGAGAACATCGAAGAAACCAGGAAGCTGGTTTTCTCAGGGATGTAATTGACCTCAGTTTTTTGAGCCATCGATTCGGCATAGCCAACTGCGTCCATGTGCCAAGCAAAGCAAGTGCGGGTGCTGGGCTTGGGCAGACCGCCTTCGTCACGATCACCGATCGTAATGAATTTGAAGCCCATGAAGGTGTCGATTTCACCGCGAACAAGGGCTTTGACAGAAGCAAAGTCCGACGAAGTGGTTTCGGTTTCACCGAGAAGGGCATCAAGCTGCGAAGCGTGCATAAGAAGGTGACGACCCTCGGAGGGGACGTTCTTCTCATTCATGGCTTTAGCAGCAGCGCGGAGCTTGTCGATGTTCATGTTCGAGGCTGCACCACCGACCGAGGTAGCAACGGTCGAGGGCGACGAGGCCGCGTTCAGAGCATCAATGATAAGCTGGTCCTGGCGACGAGCAATCGAATTCGAAACAACTTCGACCAACTCACGGCGCTCATCAAAGTTGATATGCGACTGGTGGAAGATGTCCGAATATTCGGCTGCAATGTAGTCCGACATAGAGACAGTAACCTGACCGTAAGTTACGTTCAGCGGGGTTACGTCAGTCTGAGGGACGCGAGGGGTGGCAACGCCTTTACCGATTTTCGGGAATTTGACAGTGTTGCCGGCAACGCCGGAACGCATACGGGTAGTCCCGCGCAATACCGACTTAGCTTGATACGCTTGCTTAACCTCTGCATCAAAGAGGGTCACAAACGCCGTGGTGACGTTCTGCGCCATAGCAGAATCTCCTTATTGAGTTTCAACCAGACGCGATCCGTTATCCTTGATGGGCGGTTCGCTTGCGCGTTATGGCCGCGCCGGGCCAGTAGGATTTACTACATAGACGGGCCGAGCGCGGTTAACCGTCGAGGCAAAGTAACACGCAAGCGATAGCTCTGTAAAGGGCTAGGCGGATTGGGCCTCCATCCATTGCCGTTCAATTTTTCCGCGCCAGATATCATCAGACTTCCAGCGGGGATCGGCAATGGCGGCTTGAAGATCCTCAACCGTCATAGATTTTTGACTCACCATTGGCGCTGTAGGAATGCCCTCATTCGTAATTGCCTGGTGATACTTGAGGAAAGCATTGATTGCATCCGCATTATCCAAGCCAGACGCAATTGCATCGCGCTCATCAGGAGTCAACGGGGCTTTCATCAACAGCCTTTCAGTCATCTGTATCTTGTCCTGGGCGCGTTCCCCAAGTTTTGTCATTTCGGCACGGCGATCGATCTCAAACGATTCTCGCTCTTGACCGGAGATCTGCAAGATCTTTCCAGCTAGATCTTCAAACGCTGCCTGACTAATGCCGTTCTCTTTAGCCCAATCCTTGAAGATGCTCATGCTCTGGTCATCTTCATTTAGACCCTGATCCACTAAGGAAGAAATATCGTATTCCTCTGGGGCTTTGTGCTTTCCGGCCTTGAATTGCTTTTCAAGCTCCGAATAGCTCTTTGCCAGCTTATCGACATCTGGGCCTTCATCGGTCCAGAACTTTGCTGGAAAATTATCAGGCCGCTCCATTGGGGTTTTAGCTTCTTGTGTTTCCGGAGCCGGTTCATCGTGCAATGGGATCGATTGACCCTCTTGCGCTGTGGCTTCCGGTTGGCCGCTTACATTGATAAGCGGGCCGTTGTCCTGCGCTTCAGACATTGTTGCTTCTCTCCACTCGTTTCTCAATCATGCGAACTAACTCGCACATCCCAGATCTGACGTATCCAAAACTGGGATCTTCGCCGGGAACGAAAACCGGCTGTTCGATCGTTGTCGATCGCATATGTGCCAGAACACGCTGGCCTTCAGATGACTTGAAAACCTTACTATAAAGGAGATCAATCTCATCGACTTCGGCGCTTACATTAAACGCCAAAGACAATCCTTCCCACCCATCTGCCATTTAGACTACCTCTTGTTGCTGCATTTGAGCTTGCTGTTCCTGCATTTGCGCTTGCTGCATTTGCTGGAAGAATTGCATTTGCTCTTCTTGAGTCGCCAGGATCCGGCGATCGATGCCCATACGGTCAGCAACAAAATCCAACAGCCTATTTACAGAAACCGTGGCAACGCCTGCTGGGCCCATGTTCATTGCGATCTGGGCATACTGCATTGCGTCTTGGACCTCTTGCAACTTTTGCGCCTGGCTCAATGGAGAAACTGGCGTGACCTTGACCTCAAGACCATTAACACGCAGCGGCAGATCGATCAGTCCTTGTTGATCCATGACGTAGAGAATGCGCGTGACGACCGGCACCATAGTCTCGTTAATCAAGCGACCAAACGCAGATCCCAAATTGGTAGCAAGCTCGCGGGTGCGCTCCGCGATCTCTGTCGCCGATCGGGCAGACATATTGTCCGGCGGCAGGGTGTCGTCCATCAGGATCTTTTTGATATTCATTCGCAAATCATTGACGACAATCTGCGATACGTTGAAGTCGCTAGAACGAGGCAGCGGTTGCAGGCTTGGGCCCTGGGCCCCGCCGTTGCGAGCGACAGATATGATAGATCCTGGCTGGATCTTGACGTTAGCCGGATTCAAGATCCCATCATCGGCAGCAGTATAAACGCCGGCGACAGCGATACTGGCATTCTTCAAGACAAGCTCAAGGGTTTTGTTGAGCGTCTTGATGTCAGGAATTGCCGTGACTAGAGGGCCGCGACCATAAACTTCACCTGGCACCTTCATGTAACGCGCCACGATAAACGGGTTGGATCTCATTGTCCGGTAGACAAGCTCTTGCTGCTTGGCCGGCCAGATAACATGATAACAATAAACAGCGCGATCTTGGTCATAAACAACGGCATCGATCAGATCGATTTCTTTTGTCGGGGTGTTGTCAATAATATCTTGCAGTTGCGGAGAGATCTCAGCGTCAGGATATTCCTGCTTTATGGTTTCCGCCTTCATGCGCAGCTTGCGGTAGACGTTATCGACATTGCCAAACGGCCCCTCTTCGATCGCCACAAGATATTGCGGGATTGGAGTGAACCGGATCGGAGTCGCTTCGTCACCAGGCATAATCATCATTACGGCAGTGCCAACGCAGAGATCCAAAAGGAACTCTCCCATTGCCAAATCGAAGTTGGTTTGACGCAGAGTTTCGAACATCCGCTCGGTATAAGCGGATAGGGCAGTCATTGCCTGAGATTTGCGATCATCGGGAATTGAAGATCCAGCCTCAAGGCGGGCCCAAGTTTTATAAGGGGGGAACAAGCCAGCCTGGATCCGGTTGGCAAATCGCTGGGTCGCGTGAATGGCGGTCGAGTCAAAGACGCGAGACATCTTCGCCTTGCCGGCAACACCGCCTTCATAATACCCGTTGTATAGGTTTCTTTGAGGAAGCGCGAACTCGTAACAATCTTCATAGATTGTTCGCCATTCGTCCTTGCGGGCTTGGGCCTTGGCCTCACGCTCCATGATTTCTTTTACATTG